ATAAACTAAAAGAAGCAAATAAAATTGTAGAAGATTTAGATAATGATATTTATGAAAAAAAAGAGAGAGAATTACCAACTTATTACAGGTTTAATAAAGATAAAACTCATCTTGTTTATGATAGAAAACTAAAAAATGGTTCAAGAGTAAACCTTCAAATGAAATTACCCGAAAATTATATTTTAGAAGAACAATTTGAAATATTTAAAAATAAAGTAGAAAAAAAAGAAGAAGAAGAAGAAAAAGAAAAAAAACTTTAGTAAAGAAAAATTTATTTTTATATATATTAAATATCTAATTATTATTTCAATAACGATTTATCATATTAGTTAATATATTAACTATTAGTTTAAATATTAAATATTTTATTAATATAAAAATGAATTTGTCAACTATCAAAAGTAGCTTTTATATTACATATGTTTTTTTAATAACTACAGGAACTATTTGTTTTATTGAAGCTTTAAGAAGTCCAATACCACAAGTTAGACATATTATGAATTTAGAAACATGTATTTCTGTTGTTGCTGGATATTTCTATTCTCAATTTGTTAAAAAAATAGATAATGAACAACAAGATGAACAACAATTATATAAAACAATTAATGATACTAGATATACTGATTGGGCTATTAGCACACCACTAATGTTATTAGTATTATGTATGGTTCTTGGATATGAAAATAAACTTAACGTACACTTTAGTAATGTTTTATATATTTTATTACTTAACTTTTTAATGCTTGGATCTGGATATATTGGAGAACTTAATATGATACCTAAATTATTTGCTAATATTATCGGATTTGTATTCTTCTTTGGTATGTATAGAGTTATTTGGAATACTTATATGAAAAAATCTAGAACCCTTAATTCAAAAGTTATATTTTACTGCTTTTTAATATTATGGGCATTTTATGGTTTATTTTATAATATGGATGTTATGACTAAAATTTTCGGATATAATATTTTAGATTTATTAGCAAAAGCATTTGTAGGTATTTTCTTTTGGTTATATTTAACAAAAACTATTAAATTTTAATTTTAAAATATTTATCTAATATAATATGAATAATATTCTTCAAAATATAGAAAAAAGATTATTGACAAAATTTAAATTTGGTAAAATATATGTCTTGTTCTTTTTAATGTTATTTTTTTCAATTTTATACATGCTTTTAGATGATGTTCATTTTGAAGGTGTTAATAAATTTAAAGAAATTGTTAAAGAAGAAGTAATTAAAGATAAAGTACAAGAAAAAATTAAAGAGACCTTTAAAAATGATGAAATTGACAATTTTTATTCCAAAAATAAAATTATTAAAAAACAAAAAGAAGAAGAAGAAGAAGAAGAAATAATGGAAAATGCAACTAAAGAAATAGAAAAAGAAACTGAAAAAACTGAACTTGATCCTGAAATGGTTCAACCATCTACTACTAATAAATATTTAAATAGATTATATTTTGCAATTGTTACTGGATGTCTCTTGGGTTATGGTGATATATATCCCGTTTCTATTGTATCTAAATCATTAACTTCACTTCAAGGTTTATTAACAATTATTTTAATTATTTACTAACTATGTATATACTATGGTAGTATAAAATAAAATTGAAAAATTGTATATAACAATCTTATATACAGAGCAGAGTATTACAAGAAATTATGGAACGGCTTCGTACGCTTTTTATCAAATTCGATAATATTAAAATTAATATTATCGAACTTCTTTATTCAATATATTTTAAATCTTCAGAAATTAAAAATGATGAAGAAGTTAATGAATTAGAAATTAAAACTCAAGAAAATGGTTTTATAGTAGCAGGTAACTTTGAACAAACTTTCGCAACTATTCCACGAATTTATTATCAACATATGACTACTCTTGAATCATCTGAAACCTCAAATATTAATATATTAAAATTGGATATGCCAACTCAATATATTGGTATGGTATTAGATCATAGTATTCAAGATTTAATCAATATATTACACGAATGTGATAAATATAATATATCATATAATATTGATAATATAAATAACCTTATTCTTAATAAATTTAACAATTATTTCACTTATAAACTTCATTTTAATGGCATCTTCAATGATCTTGATCGTATCAAATCATTTTATGATTCAGAATTTATACCCGACAATCAAAATATTTTTAGAAATAGAATGTTTGGTTCTGGTAAAAATTATAGTAAAGTAAGAGATGATATTACTAGACAACAACTAATTGCAATGGATTTAAATGAGACCAGTGGTTATCCAGATCAAAGACAAGATGGAAATACTTTAAGTGACTCTGATAAGTATGAATATCCATTGTTATTTTATGTCAAAAAAGTTTTTCCTATTTCAAAATTAAATGATATGGATAGTTATCTGAATTTAAATAATCTAGATAATATTATTCATTCATTGGAAAGTATTAATCAAAAATCGTTAATTAACAAAATTGTAGATAAATATTGCACTTCACCAGAAACATCTGATATTGTATGTTTAAGAAAATACAGAAATTATGCATCACCATATGCTGTTGCTATCGCATTTAATCATCAACTTATTAAAGAACAAAATGCAGCTATATTTAAAAATACAGATTGGCAACACCATGAACTAAAATTGTGGACATTAGATGATCTGGTTGATGAAATAATGGATACACCACAGTCGTGCAGTGATATATTTCTAAATCAATTATATGCACATCATCTTTATGGAATTAATGAAATTAATTTTGCAAAAGAATATCCTAAAAATATTCATTATAACTCTACATTTAAAGTACCAACTAACGATACTGCATGTTATATATTTCATAATATATTTACAAATGGTTTGCTTGATTTTTCAGAGTCTCAAATTAAAAGATTTTATTCAGATAATTTAATAATTGGTGGAAGTGCATTTGCATTTTGTGCTTGTAGTCAACCATATAGAGATGGTGTTAATGTTAGTAAAGAACTTCTAAAACATTATAGTAATTCTGATATTGATTGTCCTATTTTGGCAGGTGATAATATTTATTTGACTACTTCAGAACTTGAAAAAATAGTAGACGAAAAAATAGAAATCTTGCAATCACTTTATCCGGGTGGATGGAAATTTGAAAAAACACTTGTTGATAGGCGTTTTCAAATTACTAATAATCATGATTCCACCATATTAGAATTGTTTTCAGTACCATATTCCAAAAAAACAGTTTGGAAACATTTTGCAAAATATCACTTTGGCTGGGTTCGTGGATATTTCGATGGCTTTAATTGGTATATTTTACCTTCTGGTGTTATTTCAGTATGTAATAGAATAAGCATTGATATTCGTTATTGTGCTACTAAACATGCTCCTCATGAATTAATATATAAATATTTAAAGCGAGGATTTGCACCACTTATTAATTATAAAGAATATCATTCATTGGATACTTATATTACACAGAAGTATAAAGAAACTCTTTATATGTATGTTTCTCTAACCTCAATACCACGTAATACATATTGGTTTAATAAAATTTATACTGAAATAGTTAACAATCCAAATTATTATAACAATCATCTATCTGAAAAAAAAGATATTGATCCCACAATTAAAAAACGACGCGATCTTATTGTTATTAGTTAATACTTAAAAAAAATTAACTAATGTATATTTAATATAAATATGAATGATTTATCCAATAATGATACTTCTAATAATAATATACCTTCATATGATTTGTCTAATAATTTTTTTTTAAATATAAAAGCTAATTTTATAAAAGAAGATTATAAACGCTTAAGAAAAAATAATGCAATTCAATTGCCACCTGAAATAACACAAGAAATGATACCAAAATATGTTGTTTATTATAAAGAATGTTATAATAAAGAAAAAAAATTGTACCGAGATTTTTTTAAAATAGAAAAACATCCAATGGTATTAAACAAAAAAATATATATATCTAGTAAATCTAATAAAGTTACTATACTTGAAAAATTAGCTCAAATCAAAAAAATATTATATAATATAGAAAATTCTATTGATATAAAAGAAAATAAACAATATTTAGATTCTAAACATTTTATTTTAGATTTATCTAATCAAAATCAAAATGAAACTCACAATCATAATGATAACAGTAATAATAATATTAAATTGCCAAAATATATATCTATAAAAAAACATGAAATAAATAATAATAAATATTATTTATTATATGATAAAAAATATATCAATAATCGAGAAACATTAAGAATTATATATAATAATGATATATCTCTCAAACATAACATATTAGACTTTATAAGCAAAATTAACACAAAATATAATACTAATATTAATTATTAATTATACCTTTATTAAACCTTTATTAAACCTTTAATAAAGATATTTAAATATATTTTTAATTAAATAAATAAATAAAAAAAATGTTTCATTTTATATCTCCTTTAACATATGCTTTATTTGTTAAATCTTTTTCTCTTATCAATACTTGTCCTAATAATTTAATTATGATTAAAATTAGAAAAATACACAATATTAATCTTTCTATCTTATCAACTGTTATGTTGTTAGGTTTTACTTTTGCCAATTATAAAGATAATAAAATTTATCCTTTACATAATTTACTTTGCAAACCTTATAGTGATGATAATATTTATGCTTTTATATTTTCAAAATTATTTCTTTATTCTAAATATTTAGAATGGTTTGATTCATTATTTCTTCATTTATCTAATAAAGAAATATCACAATTACAATATACACATCATATGTCAACTGCTATATTAGTTTATGTTAATAGCTATACAGGTATAGAAAGTTATGTGTATATACCACTTTCTTTAAATTGTTTCGTACATATTTTTATGTATTGGTATTTTGCATATCCAAAAGGAGCATTACTTAAATTTAGAAAAATTATTACCATCAGTCAAATAATTCAACATCTCAGTGTCTTATATCTAGCTATTTATGTTCGATACTTGGATAATTGTAAAATTAATAACTATGCAAATATTTTAACAATTGCATTATATTTAATGTATTTTTATTATTTTAGTATGTTCTATATAGTTACTTATTTAAAAAAAAAAAATAACCCTAAAATAAATATAAAATATAAATAAAATGATAATATTTAAAAAAATTATAAATACTTTATAATAATAAAAATATTAATATAATATATATATGAAGTTACGTAGAAACAATCAGAAAACTGTTAATAAAAAAATTAGAATTAAAAAATTCACTAAAAGATCGAGTAAAAAATTTAATAAAAAATTTAATAAAAAATTAACTAAAAAATTTAATAAAAAATTTAATAAAAAATTTACTAAAAAATACACTAAAAAATATAGTAAAAAAGGCTTAAGG